CAAAGAAAAAGCCCACCGAAGTGGGCCTTACAGCTATCATCATTTTTTATTAGGTGTGGTGCCGGGTGCCTCCCGGTGAGTCGTTGGCTGACAAACCGTTACTCGCGGTCAATTTCACCGGGCATTATCATCATGATGCAGCCTTGTCACTTCCGCCCCGCCGCTAGGGGGATTCACCACGCGCTTAAATAAACCAGCCATTTAGGCGCATGTCAATTATTTGCGTTCTACGCATCAACATAGATAAGTTTACTAACCAATAACCCTTTTGGCTGTTGTATATATTTTAGTCAAATACAAGTCCTTTGTCTGATCATTGTGAACCTGAAGCATCAGCTGCAAAGTCTTATCTGTAATAGGTTGGCCTGTTTCTTTAAGCATTATGATAGCTCTACCCAGCACTCGACAGACATCATCGTACATAGCCTGGTGTTCTTCTTTTGGCGACATTCTACGGGCTCCCTGATCACATCGGCTTCGCTTCAAATTGACTCATTGCAAGAAGATTTTCCCACAAGTTATTGGCTGGGCTCAAGGCAAATAAGCAGCTTACAGAATGATCGGGGAGCAGGTCAAAGAAGTGTCTGTAAACATGTGACAGAATCTCCAGCTTTGGGCGGAGCTGGCAGGTTGCTTTGGTTGCTGGGTTTCTAAACTCACAACCATGAAATGCTTCTCTCAGCATTGCATTAAGGAAAGGCTCGATAATTGATTTGCTTATACCTGGAACCGACTCAACGAGGGTTATAAAGTGAGCCGCTGTATTTGCTGCGACACTGGTTGCAATAGCGATATGGCTGGATACTTCAACCCCCTCAGTGCCAGAAAGCCCCGCCCTCTTATTGCTGTGAGTCCTCTCATGAACGAGGGGAAAAAAAAGCCCGCTATGAGAGCGGGCTGAAAAAGTTGGCTTTCGAGGAGCAACGATAAAGAAAGGTTCCTGATAGTCCGAGCTACCGATTTACCAGAAAAGCATTTCCTTTTATGTCGTTACTGTAATTAACCATAGTCTGCCAAAGAGAATGAGTAAACCCAACAAGATGTTCGGTTTACTTACTTGCGATTAGATGTGGTGCCGGGTGCCTCCCGGTGAGCATGCCCCAACAGACATCACTCGCGTGGTATTCACAGGGCTTTCGCTCTATTAGTTGGACGCCCCTCCGCATAGGGGGATTCACCACACGGATAATTTAGGATGTAGTCATAGGCGGCGTCAATAACTGACACTCTGTCAAAGGCACCATTACGATGCCTTTTGCACAGTGCTAATCACTGGCTCTAATAAGGGGCCAGAGCAAAGCGATTACCCCAACTACCAGCACGCCATCAGCCAGGATTGACATCATTTTGCTGGTGAAGTCGATAGCAACCACCAGAAACAAAAGCACCCCGGCTGCGGCCCAGCGAAGTTTACCGATCACAGGTACTGGTCCAGAGGAAGTTGCAGAGCTTGGGCAATTTTCTTCAGCTGTTTCTCTTCTTCTTCCCCGATACCGTCATTATCTGCTACATCAAGACACAGGCAAAGAACATCGACAGCGTCAGCGAACGTCGCGACTTTGAGATCGACGACGGCACCCACTGGCCGATGCTCGACGGCGTCATTCCTACTGACCAGTTTGTGATTAACCCCGTCCGCCCGGGCCAGTCTTACGGCATGTTCATGAACCGCTTTAACCAACTTATGGAGCGGCGCTAATGGCACATGTGAAAGTGAAAGAATTAGTTGCTGCAGCATACGCTACAGCACCTGACCTACCACCAGCAGCAGCACAATTAATGCAAGACATAGCGTCAAGGCTGGATGTGACCTTTGTCGCCCTTACAGAGGCAATGGACCAGAACACCGCTATGGCCGCGATGATAGCGAACCTGAGCGAGGAAAACAGAAATGGCTAAAAACTCGATCGATGCTTATGGCGCCAGCGGCAAGACAAACGTTCTGATGTTCGAGCCGGAAAATCTGCATATTGTCACTGACAAGGCCCACCCGCTTTACGATGAGCGAGTCAATCTGCCGATCGATGAAGGGATGGTGCTGAATATCAAAGAGCTGGGTGTTCTTGAGCCGATTATTGTCTGGAAAGACCCTGAAAAGGGGCTCACCTGTGTGGTTGTCGGTCGTCAGCGCGTTAAACATACGCTGGAAGCCAATAAGCTCCTGCTGAAAGAAGGCAAAACACCGCTGCTTGTTCCTGGAGTCGTTAAGCGTGGGTCGGCAAACCAAATGGCCAAATATATGGTCAGCGAAAACGAAATCCGCCGACCTGATACGCCATTAGGTCGAGCTAAGAAAATGTCAGACGCGCTGGATCGTGGTCATGACGAGGACGACCTTGCGGTGTTGTTTGGCTGTAGCGTTCAGACTGTCCGTGCAACGCTGTCACTACTCGATGCTGCCCAGGCTGTTCGGGAAGCGGTGGAGTCTGGCACAGTTACCGTTACCCAGGCTCGTCAACTGGCATCACTGAAACCGGAAGAACAGCGGGAAAAGGTAGCCGAAATCGAAGCGGCAACCGCAGGTACAAAAGGCCATGAAAAAGCCCGTCGCCAGCGTCAGGTCCTTGGTGATAAAAAGCTACGTCTTAAAACTCGAAAAGAAATTACCAAAGCCCTCGAAGGTGCCAGCGGTGAATATGCTGACGCCCTGCGTTGGGTGCTTGGGGAAGAACTATGAATATTTTTCCAAATAAGTACAGAAAACCTTGGCTGCGCTGGCTTGAAGCGGCAATTCAAGTTGTCTTTTTGGTGAGCTTTATCTTTTTGGTTTGGTGTATCGGCATGATTATTGAATGGGGGGCGGAATGAATATCATCGCACTGGCGCAGCTTCGTTCTGAACTTTCAAATCCGGCAATTGGCAGCAAAGACCATCTGCGCAAACTCGCGTTATCGCTGGTAGAGGCGCTGGAGCTTGAGGAAGAGCAGCGCGCTAAGTGGTTCCAGATGGCACAGAAATTAGGGGAAGAATTGGATGCGGCAGAGAAGCGCATCGCTGAGACGGAGTCTTCTGGCATTGCTTCCGGCATATTGCGCTGCACTGAGTGCTCGTTCGTTCAGACGAAAAACATCATCAGTGTTACAGCAGACACAATTACCACTGGTATCAGTGAACCGGAGCCATGCCCAAATGGTTGTGGGCAGCTTCAGCCTGTCACCTGGAAAGCGCTGGTCATCCAACTTATGTTCACCACTAAACAGGGTCTTTCGGATTTGCAGGAAGCTAAGAAGCGCATCGCCGAGCTGGAGCGCGAACAGGAGCAACTTCGCCCGGTAGGTGTAATGAGCGAGAAAGCATTTCACCGTCTTGAAAACAGCGAATGTCGCTTTATTGCGTTGTGGCCGCGCCCAGGTATCTTTTTGCCGCGCAAGCGCCCCGAGGATGGCGTGATCGTTTATGCGCGTACAGCTGCCGCCGCTGGCATCAAGATGGAGGCTGAGTGATGTGGAGAGGAACCGATCGCACCAGAAGCCAGATGATACTGACCGAGTATCAGTACGACTATCAGAAGAAAAACTCACGCTATGTTTACCTGATTCGACACAACAGCCGCATTCAGCAGACCGTTCTGGAGCAACATTTGACGATAGAGCGCGATAGCTTTGGTCGTTTCAAGCCGACTATCACGCTGAGCGACTTCCCTGAGGGGCTGGGAGACCGGGAGTCAATGCTGAAACTTGCCGACTGGCTGCACCGTCTTGGTGTGGCAATTGAGGATAACTGGAGCCAACCATGACCAAATCGACCATAACCAGAGAACAGGCACAGCAAATCATTGATGCTGCCGATGAAGTTATTACCGCACTGGCTGGTACTAACGACGAAGTTCACAAGGATGACACTAACAAGATGGTTCGTTTGTGGGATGACCTGAACGACCGTTATGCGCCACCTGAAGTGGTCAGAGAACTGGCCCGCATGGGACTGGCCGCAATTGACAGCGAGCCGGTGGCAGAGATTAGAGCTTACTACCCGCTAGGAATTGACGGAGGTAAACAAAAGTTCGTCCAAGTCACTGGCGAACTCCCTGACTTTGGTGCGCAACTCTACACCATACAGCAGCCAGCGCCGGAGCGCGAGCACGTACGCCGCGAGCACGCAGAGTGGTCACAGGCAACATTCGGTAATGTCGGCCCTGTTGGCCCACTGAAGCACCTGGCAAAAGAGGCTATGGAGGCCGCAGCGGAACCAGATGACCTGTCGGAGTGGGCTGATATGCAATTCCTGCTGTGGGATGCCCAGCGCCGGGCTGGTATTACAGATGAGCAGATTACTCAGGCAATGATCGAAAAGCTGGCAGTGAACAAACAGCGCGAATGGCCTGAGCCGAAAGACGGTGAGCCGCGGTTGCACATTAAAGATCAGCCATCGGCGGTAGGGCCAGTAACAGACGCTATGGCTTACGCATTCCATCATGCGCTAACCGATGGTCCCCTGGGCGATGACGATGTGGAGGATATTAAGATCGGATTGAGAGCAGCTTTCGCTAATGTAACCACCTATCAGCCATTACCAGTAGTGCTGAAAGAGCATCAAATCCGCGAACTAGTCAATAAACTGCGTGATATAGCTATTGAATATCACGGTACACGACAATTGCGTGAGCGTATTGCTTGTGTTATCCGCACCGCTATGAGCGCGGTAGCACCACCAGCGCCAAAAAGCGCAGTTATTTAATAATTTCCCCCCGGGTGCAGCCGGGGTAATGGAGAAATCTATGCTGAGCCTCGATTGTGTTCCCATCTCAACTTATTGCAAAGAGACAGGCGAAACCCCTGATGCCATAAATAAGCGCATCCAGCGTGGCGTATGGCGTGAAGGAGTACAGGTGCTAAAGGTCGAAGGCGTTAAGGAAAGATGGATAGATCTTAGTGAGGTTGCAAAATGGGCTCGACAAAATCGCCTAAACTCCCGCGCGGCGTAACCATCAGGAAACATAGCAATGGGGAAACCATCAATATTACCTTCACTTATAAAGGGGTTAAATGCCGTGAGCCCCTTTCTAATTTGGAAGTTACCCCTAAAAATATCAAATACGCCGAGCGCACACTCGGTGAAATCCATAACAAGATAGAAAGGGGAACGTTTGTTTATGCAGAATACTTCCCCCGTTCTACCCGGTTAAAAATCTTTGGGAATGCTGCCTCCGCCAAAACGGTGAAAATATACCTGGATGAGTATCTTGTGATCTGTGAAACGAGGAATCTTTCACCCTCCACCATTGGTGGGTATAAAAAATGCCGCAGCGCACTGTCTGATCTTCACATTTTCCCAGCCAGTGAGTTAACACCGGCAGCATTAAAAACATGGATCCAGAATCAGAAAACGACATTGAAGACGATACGTAACCAGTTATCGTTTCTACGCTCATCGCTTGATGAAGCTATTACAGATGGCGTGCTACAAATAAACCCTGTGTCTCTGGTCACAGCTTCACGATACCGGAGCAAAGTGACTGAGACAGAAGATGATTACGTTGTCGACCCTCTATCACCTGCTGAAGTAGATGCCCTTTTGGCATCCGCTGGTAATAAGCAGTGGGAAAACCTCTTCAGATTTGCGATCCATACAGGAATGCGCAGCTCAGAACTATGCGCACTTCGATGGAAGGATATCGATTTTATCCAGAAGACTGCTCATGTTCAAAGCGCCAGCGTTGCTGGTATAACCAAAGGTACGAAAACCAAGGCTGGTACGAGAAAGGTCGAGTTAACGAACGAAGCGATGCTTGCCTTGTCTAGCCAAAAGCCATTCTCGTTCATGAAGGAGGCGACTGTGTTTGAGGATCCCAAAACGGGAAAAGCCTGGGCA